AAATTGATGTAAAATGGCCAGATCAACCGTTTACGTTTTCCACTCTTTTAGATGAAAACGTCTTGTCCACCTCCTCTTTACGTAAAAAGATGAGAGCTAAGCTTATCAAGGGCGAACTGGTAAAAGTAGATACCCTTAAGACAGCTTTTGGACGTCCTAAAGACGTTTATCAGAAAGCATAAGGTGCAAAGACTGAACTGGGAAAAGTACGCTTTGTCCTTGGCCGAAGTAGCTTCTCTTAGGAGCGAAGACCCCTACGTTAAAGTAGGAGCCTGCCTCTTAAGAGCGGACAATAGCGTAGCAGGATTAGGTTACAACGGTGCGCCTCCCGGGGTTAATATCGATTGGGATAATAGGGACGAAAGAAGAAAAAGGGTAGTACACGCTGAGGTGAACGCGCTTCGGTACGCGAGGCCTCAAGAATGTTATTTGCTAGCTTGCACACATTTGCCTTGCAACGACTGCCTGAGAATGATAGCTTCTTATGGAGTAAAAAAAGTAATTTTTAAGGAAGTATACGAAAGAGATACCTCCTCAATAGAGCTATCTAAAGAATTTAATATAGAATTAAAATCAGAAAATGTTTGAAGTAATTTTTGTAGCGTGCATAGTCGCACTAGTATTATTGGTATGGTTCCATAGTGAAGCATTTTTGGAATATGCCGCCATGGTAGGAGGTTCAAGATTTTTTCTGATAGATGACTTTAGAAAAAAGCAGGCTGAAGCAGTTTATCCTGCCGCTCACATGGACTATGTGCAGTATCTCCAAGCTTATCATAATAGCTTTTTTACTAGGCTACTATCTTGCCCACTGTGCTTTTCCGTGTGGGTTACTTTAATTACATGTTTTTTTTCAGAAGCGTTTATCGTCTTCCCTATTTCTAATGTTCTCGGATTAATTATTTATAGGCTAACATCGAAAGTCCTTTACGAGTGGTAATATGCATTTAGTAGAATCATTTTCTTTAAATACTGGCCTTAAAATAGGTGAACCATATATCTATGAGACGTATTTTCCGTTACCTTTCGAAGAAAAATATATAACAATCCAACCTTTTGGCAAGTTTGAGTCTAGAAAGTACGATTACTGGGAGGAAACACTTGAAACTTTAGTTCCTGTTTTAAAAAAGAATAACATTAAGATAGTACAGTTGGGCGTCCCTGACGAAAAAGCTTTGCATGGCTGCTTAGACCTAAGAGGTAAGACAGATTATAACCAAGCAGCTTATTTAATTAAGAACTCCTTACTGCACTTAGGAATAGATAGCTTTGGTATACATCTAGCTTCGGGATACAAAAAGAAAATAGTAGGATTATATTGTAATATGTTACCAAATAATTCAGGACCATATTGGAGCCAAAAAGAAGACACAATTATTTTAGAACCCGAAAGAAAGGAGGGAGAAAGGCCAAGTTACGCTCCAATGGAAATGCCTAAGACCATTAATAAAATAGCCCCAGAAGAGATTACCAGAAGCGTATGCAAGCTTTTAGGAGTAGAGTTCAATTTTCCTTACAAGACTATATTTATAGGGTCTGAATTCGAAAACAGAAGGGTGGAAGTAGTCCCCCTAACACACGTGGAAAATTTTGTTCAGCTTGGGGTAGACTCAATGATAGTTAGAATGGATCATTATTTCAATGAGGACACCCTAATGAATCAGCTCGCAAGATGTAAGTGCTCAGTTGTAACAGATAAGCCTGTTAATATAGGTATCTTAAATAAATTTAAAGACAGAATAAATGAATTTGTATATTTTATAGATAAAGATACAGACCCTGACTACTTTAAACTTATTAAGCCCACAGGGGTTCCATTTTTCTTAATGACTTACTTAAACGGCGAAGACTTAAATGAAATTAAATTAAAATATGTTGATATCGCCCCCATAATGCAAAAGAAGAATATCGGAGATCTTGAAGATATTATGGAAAGACTTTACGGAACAGAATTAACTGATATAAACATAAGTAATCTTTATTATAAAACCTCATGCTATAGCGTAATAAGAGATGAGTTATACTGTTCCAATGTACTTGATGATGATAACCCACCCGTTAAGAAGGTGAGGTATGTAGAGCCCAGAAAAGTCATTAATGATCCTGACTTCTGGAATGAGGTAGATAGCTACTTATTATTACAAAAAACTTCTTGACCTTTTTTAGGGACTTTCTTATAATTAAAAGATGAAACTTATCGAACGAGACGAAAACGGTTTACTTAATAGCACGGAATATACCTACACAGAAGAGGGGCTTATCGATTGGAGAAAAATGATTAGCCCAGAATTTTTGGTCGCTAACAAAGATCGGACGAGCGAATCAGATGTAACCAAACTTAAAGATTACGAATTAATTATTTTACTTGGGGGGATTAAGCAACTTGCTCAAATCAGAGGGTATACAGACGTCACGTATGACATTTCTTCCCCGTCGTCTGACTATGTTGTAGCTACCTGCTCTATAAAATGGATTCCAAATTATGAGACAGAAGGCAGGGAGGTTGTGTTTTCGTCCGTCGGAGATGCGTCACCGCAAAACACAAAAAGCTTTGCAAAATTTTTCCTAGGACCGATAGCGGAGAATAGGGCCTTTGTTCGGTGCGTTCGCAACTTTTTAAAAATTAACATTGTTGCTCAGGAAGAGCTAGGGAACGTTAAGGTGGGTAATAGTAGTTCTGACTCCTCTACATCGCTAGACCCAAGGTCTATCTTGGAAGAGCTTATGAAAGAGAAGGGAATATCCTTCGACAAGTTAAAGACAAAGCTCTCAAAAGAAAAATATAAAGGCGACGATGAATTAAATTCCTTAGAAGACATATCTAAAATTAAAGTCTTCGAGCTTATAGAGAGAATCAGAAAGATTAATAGCCGTAAGTAAGAATACCTCCGGTGATTAAGTACCCCGTGGGAGAAGAAGCCTCTGCACCTTCAGTTATAAGATGTATGGGAGCTTTATAACCAGAGCTCATGTTCTCAGGGACATAAAAATTTAATTCTGTAGAGCTATAATCCCCACTAAGTTTGCAGGGGAATGACCCGAATAGGACTTTTTGTACATTAATAAAATTGTTCCCTTGTAGTTTAACAGTCTCGCCCGATTTACCAGACTCAGGCTGAATACTTGTAATTGATGGTAGTTCAGAGTCTGAGACTCCGAGATTATGTTGAACTATTTCGATTTTAGTATGTATCCTATTATTTCCGACTGAAAAGTCCGTTCCCTTAGATTTAACCCTTCCATTGATATTAAAAAGCAGCTTGGAATTTCCATTTTTATCTTTAAAATTAATTTTAAAATTCTCTTTTAGCCCAGTTGCGGGCAGATAATACTCATAATCATATACATCCATAGACAGCCCTACTCTTGGGGCAGATTTTCTTACATATGGATAATCGAATATACTATTCCCCAACTTAGAAGAGAGATTCGCTGTAGCTCTATAGTTCGGCTCGATTTCAATATCGTAGCCATATTTAAAGCTTAATATCTCTGATTCGTTTGATAAAGTTTCAACAGAAGTATCGGTGCTATTTAAAATAATAATATTATTATCCAAATAAGAAACTGCGTTTGGAGTAAATGACCCTTTTAATTCTTCAAAAAAAGCTATGGAAACATTCGCTCTTATTAAAGAGTTCGGTTGACACGTTGTGCTATAAGATGTCAGATGACCAGAGTTTACATACAGCCCTTCCGAACCGTCATCCTTACCACCAATAACGATAGAGACGGGATTTTGATTAGAAAAATCTGCGAAAAAATCAGCTCCCGTTAAAAAATAATTTAAATTAATAACTCCCCCACGATGAGAGACAGGAGCAAACTCTGTTGAGTCTCCCTTCCTTGTGGTGAAAATTTCCTCTATGTCTGCTTCGTACGTAACATCCGCCGTCTTACAAAAAAGTTCTTGATTGTTAGCAAGCCCCTGCCTGTAAACCAAAACTTTTACATCTTTGTGAGAATATGATTCCATTTCTTCTTAGTTTATATGATTATTTACACTATTATAGTGTAAATAAGATGTGAAAGGGTATAAGGATTATGGCTTCTATTTATAACATATTAGAGTGGGACGGGAACAAAACATACGACGTTCACGATATCGTGGCCTACGGCGGGAATTCATATTATGCCATAAAAGGAAGCACGGAATACCCTAATAAAGATAAAACTCCAGAAATCGGTTCCATTTGGTGGGACGGAGTAACAAGTGTCACTACTAGGGGGGATACGAAAGCTTGGCCCTATTTCTTCTGGGATGGGTCTTATGGCCTGTCTATTTCTCATGAACCTAGAATATCTAGCGTTCAATTCGCTGACGGGTACGAACAAAGAATGGCGGACGGATTATCCTCTGACTTATTATCCCTAGACATGTCTTTTGAATCAAGATCAAATGCAGAAGCAACGGCAATTATTCATTTTCTCACGTCCAAGCAGGGGTATAAAGGGTTTTACTTTAAAGCCCCCGCACCGCATAATATATTAAAAAAGTTTAGGTGCCCTAATTGGTCATACACAATTAACTTTGAGGACAACTATAGTATAAACGCCTCATTTAAAGAAATATCATAAGCCTTATGCCTCATAAAATCTTACCAGATGTCGCAAGAGATACCGTAGAAGAAATAGTTAAAGAAGCTCATTCTCTAGAGCCCTCGGCAATTATAGCTCTATATGAAATAGATATTTCAGAAATCAAAAAAAACTTACACCTAGGAGCAACCTTAAATATCCCTGAAGATTACCTAAGATTTCATAATGAAGAAGCGATAGGCCAAAGGTCTATATATTTTAAGGGGGAAACTTATCACCCGATGCCTATTATAGCAAACGGATTTGAACTCAGTTCCAGCGGAGAATTACCTAGACCTAAACTAACATTCGTATCACTCAAGGGAGTTAAAGAAAATGAAGCTGAAGCGGGAGATTTTGCCGCGTTAAAAAACGCAGTTCTTTTATTGGAAAACATGATAGGCGCTAGAGTTACAAGGATAAGAACTTTTGCCAAGTATTTAGACGCAGAAAATAATATACCCGGTGACGGTCAGTTTACCGGAACGAACCCGGAGTTCCCAAGAGAAATTTATTTTGTAGAAAGAAAAGTAAGTGAAAACAAAACATCAATTCAACTAGAGCTGTCTTCAGTTCTTGACTTGGAAAATTTTAAATTACCCGGAAGAGTAGTTCTTGCTAATAGGTGTCCTTGGACATATCGCGGAGAAGGATGTTGTTACGAATACAATTCTAATAATGTACCCAGTTCGTGTCCAGAATGTCCTCAGGGAAACGACGATAAAAACGCCCAACAAAATCTATTTGGTCCCACGGCTATTCTGCCAAAATACGCGCCGCCAATCGCAACAGACGCAGACGAGCTCATAACGGGATTTTACCCGAACGCTCCTTATAATCCTCAAGACGCTCACCTAAGAATGAGTGGGGAATGGAGCGCTACCACGTCTTACCCTACCGGTTCCATAGTTTATGTCGAGAAGAGCGATATAAGGTATTACTACGTTTCGAAAGGCAATCCAGATAACGAGCCTCCCTCTGCAATTTTAAATGTTCCGCCTCCCAATGGCAAATACTGGATTTCAGATAGGTGCTCCAAAACAATACAGGGGTGCAAGCTAAGGTGGGGCAAAAATGGAAAAGCTCAGGATGACGGGACAAACGGTAGAGTACCGTCAAACGATCTATTAATGTTCGGAGGCTTCCCCGGGACAAACAGTAAAACGACCGTGCAATAAATGAATATTTTAACAGATAACTTAAAGTCCAGAATTAAAGCTCATGCATTATCGGAAGCTCCTTATGAATGCTGTGGCATTATAGTAGAATCCGACGGTAACGTTAAGGCGTTAAGTTGCAAAAACGTAGCGGTTGATAAACAAAATGAATTCGAAGTAAGCGGAAAGGACTATTTAAGAGCACTAAGAGAGGGCGAAATAAAAGCTTACTATCATTCTCACACAAATGGAAACCCAATTTTATCTATAGTAGACGAAGTATTAAGCAGGGCTCATGATTTACCGTTGATTATGTATTGTACGTCTAATAATAATTTTACAGAATACCAGCCATGAAAAACACAACAGAAATAAACTTGCACGGCAGACTTGGGGAGTACATTGGGCGAGACAAGTGGAACCTTTCTGTAGAAAGCCCAGCGGAAGCTTTATATGCAATTAATATACAGAGCGGGGAAAAAATAAGAAAGTTTTTTTTAAATGACGAAAATGGATTAGCTAGATATAAAGTTTTAATAAACGGAGAAGAAGTACCCTTTAGCGGGGATATAAAAAATATAGATGAACTGATATTAAAAAGAGAGAACTTTGAAAAACTAGATATTATTCCAGCCTTAGAAGGAGCGGGAGCTAATGATTGGCTAGGATGGATAGGTATGGGCCTTGGAGCACTCGGGTTAGGGTTTGCCCAGAGT